GAGATATCATTTTTAGAACGCACCATCCGGGGTTAATCTTACATAGTCGCCGCTTGCATAGATAACACCTGCTACCCTTGCGTCTGCAACGGTTATGCCCGTGCCGCCTGATTTTTTGATTGTCACGTCCTGACCGCTGTTGTTGTAAACGAAATACATCCTCGCCTCAGACGGGGCGACAATATCCGATGTTGCGCCTGCATTTGTTACCCAGAGCAAGACCGCCTTCTGCTCGGTTGCCGATAGCGTCCAGTCCGCCGAAGATGCGGCGTAGTCATGGAATGCCACGCTCTGAACAACCGAAGGCGTATTAATGACTGGTGAAGTCAAGGTCTTGTTTGCGAATGTCTCAGCCGTGTTAAGTGTCGCCAATGTATCAGATGTTGCAGGCATAGTGAGCAGTTTGGTCTTGCCCGCATCCTGATACAGAGATGCGACAACCGGGGTTGTAAGGGTCTTGTTGGTCATTGTCTTGGTATTCGTGGTTGTGATAACATCCCCGCTTATCCCTGCCAGCTTGTTAAGTTCGGTTGCTGTCGACGTGACGGCTGTCCCGGCGAGCTTTAAGGATGCGCCGGATTCGACGTCAACCCCGCTTCCAGAAGGATAAGAGACAAGGCGATTAATGGATTCTATACAGAAAACTTCATTCCCTGCATAGTTGTAAAAGCACAGATTGCCGTCAACCCCCTGCGCTGTTATGTTGGTCAATTCCGCCGCCGCATATATACCGGGTATGAGCAAAACCATTGCAAGGACGGCTATTATAAGACGTTTTTTCATTTTGTCCTCCTTAAACGGGGCCGGGGTTAATCCGGCCCTATTTGGTTAATTACCCATCAATCATAGATTGCCGTTTCCGGTATCTCGCCCATGTAACGGGGTTCACTCAGGACTGCCCAGGCTGCAAGCTCAGTTGTGTCAAGATCGGCAATATTGAGTTCAAGGCAATCATAACCATCGCCAAGCATGTCGGCGCTTACGGGTATGCAATACATTTTGTTGCCAACTGCGGCAATGTCAAAGGTATTACTTGATGCAGTCCGAGGCACCATAATATCCTCGTTTTTCTGGATACCGTTTGCCACTGCTGTCTTGCCGCCGGAGAATGTAAGAACCTCATTGTCCACGAAGGTTGTGCCGTTAAAGGCGTAACATATAAGCCGCCCGCCGAGGTCTTTATAGACGTAGCCTACCCCGCCGCCTGCGCCTGTTACGGTTTCACCTGCTTCCGCCGGGGTGTCTGTAGACTCCCCGTCATAGTCCAGGACAAACCCGGTGCTGAAATATTTCGAGAAGGCGCACGCTGTCGCTGCGCTTGATACGCTTGTTCCCTTGTGCAGGGTAACTGCGCCGGCTTTACCGATAACTGCGCCGATCATAATATAGAGATCGGCCTGTCTGTAGTTTTTCAGACTCAGGATGTCGGCTGCGAGTGCCCCGTCCTGGCTGTCCGCCCACAGTAAAGGTACTACAACATGATCGTTATTTATTCTCTGCATGATAAGCCTCCTTACGCTCTTGCGTCTAATGTTATAAACGGCCCGACTTTTGCGCCGCTTGCGCCCTTGTATGGTGTTACACTTGAAGCCCAACGAGGCTGGCCATCAAAGTAGTAGATGAAACGGAAGGTTTCCTGATCGTAGATGAAATTTACGTGGATGCTCATAGCCTCGTTGATGTCGCCCTTGTTAGCTGTGATGTACTGACTAAGATCGGCAAGGATGATGTCTCCCTTATCACCAAGCGCGGAACACTGTTCAATCGTAATACAAGGAATCCCGTTTAATGTACTGATGCGTTTGCCCTGGTAAAAATCATTCTTGTAGAGAGGGACAAGCGCGCCGCCCGTGCCTACCGACAGGCTTAACACTGATAATTGGGGCTTTGTCTCGCGGTTCACAAGATAGACAACTCGCGGGCCTTCATTCCAGAGTTTAGCTTCCATATTAAGGATATTCTGTGTAACGATTGTATCCGCTTTCTGTCCACTTTCCTTCGCCTGAGAGATTAAACAGCCTGCGTTAAGTATGCCGAGGGCTTCACCGGCGCCGCTTCCTCTGATAACCAAATCCTGGCACTTGAATGCAAACTCTTCGCCAAAAAGTGACCTCATTTCCTGACCGAGAAAGGTTACATTGCGAACCATTTCGCCGGATGCGTAATAAAGGCCGGTCAGCTTGGAGGGTTCAACTCTTATTTTTTTGAATTTGGTTTTGCTTGCCGTCATTTCGCCGAGTTCTTTGTCGGTGTAAACCCTTACACCGCCACCCCTTGAGCCGTTTACGCGGCTTGTCTCGTCAATGCCGAATATTTCAAGAAACTGTGTGCCGGGACCTAATGTCCTTGCATCACAACGTGAGAGTACCTCGCTATTATTGAACCCAGTTGTCATGAGTTCCACAGCAGTTTCGCCCTGAAGGAAAAAGCCACCATCAGAAGGAACGCCAACGGTAAAACCGCCTGTCGCTGCCGCCCTGTTCTCTCTTTTCGCTGTCGCCTCAATCATCGCCTGATTCCTCTTTTCGGTCTGTTCAAGCCGCGATCTTGCTTCTGTGACTTCCCGCCCTGTGAACATTTCAGGCCTTGACATTGTGCGTATGTCAAGTAGCTGCTGGCCCAACACGGAAGCGGCTGATCCGCGATATATAGGCGCATCAGGCACGGTTATTCTGCCGGCGCCGTCTACGTCATCGGTTGTCTGGCCTCTGTTTTCGCTATCTTTGCCGTAAAGTTTCTCGCGGAGTTCCTCTTCAGATCTGAAGTCATCCCATTCTTTCTGTGCGGCTTCAATTTCTGCTTTAAGGGCTGCTCTCTGCTCTAATTCCTCGGCGGTCATAGCCCTTTTTTCGTTTTCTGCCTTTGTGCGGATCGCTTCCATCTTCCTGAAGGCCGCGTCCATTAATTTCTGCCATTTGTTCATAGTGATGCCTCCTTTATTCCTTTGATTTTACGATAAATCTCATCTTCTTCTTTCAGGAGTTGCAGGCCGGTCAACGGATCGGTGCGTCCTTCTGCTTCGCCTGTCATCGGACTGGCGGTCTTTCTATATTCTTCAAGGCTTCTAAGCCCAACTTCCGTATTTGGATATGCAGGGAATGTAACGGGCGAAACATCGATAAGCCGTACTTTAACAAGTGTTCTGATTTCCTGTTTATCGACTGTTTCCCATCTGTCAGATAGGGTTTCAAATCCAAATGACATTTGAGTAACGTCCCCGCGATCAATGGACACCATTAAATCGCGTGCCCACTGCGTATCAGGCGGCAATATGTCAATTTTGAGGCCGTGAGCATCTTCGGAGAGAGTCAACGTGCCACTTTTGTTCCGGCCTAATACATAGTTGCTGTTATGGTTCCACAATGCCCGTATGTCATCGATCTGTATTGATTCAGCAAATGCGCCTGGTTCGATCTTCTCGCGGAACCAGCCGAGATCGTCAGACATGGCATTAAAAATGGCTGCGTACCCGGCAATATGGCGCAAGCCCTTTTCTTCGGTAATTGCCCTCAACTCGCTTACAACATAATTGCGTCGTTCAATTTGATTTTTTCGTTTTTCCGGCATTGTCCTTCTCCTTTTGCTTGTCGTCCCGCGTTTTATATGGCTTTTTAACGGCTGTTTCGTAACCCTTCTTCATGAGATTGCCCCCTTTATAGCTTCCGCAAGTCTGTCTATCTGTTCGTTTGCCAGCCGATATGCCCTGTCCTCTTCCCATTCTGTTAAAGTCTTTTCAATATTTTTGCTGTTCTGCGCTTCTCCGAGGTTCCTTTCAGCCAATTCCGAGGCATATTCTTCGACGAAACAGCGGACAAAAGTGTCTATTTTGCCCTTTAAATTAAGTAATTCGTGCCCGTTAAACTCTTCTTCCATGCCTATAAATGCTTCTGTGTAGCTGAAACATGCCGGGACTATCTGTTTTTCGATGTATTCGGGCATTTCTCTATAAAATTCAATAAAAGCATCTGATATGCCGTTATTTGCGTGTTTTTCAGCAATCCGGCGAACCGCTTTAATCTCTTTTCTTACGATGCGGTCTGATGCGTCCTGGAATATCCGTCTATAAGCATTGTTCAGCCGTTGCCGATATATAAAACTGTTCTTTTCGGCTGCTACGGCTGGTTTTTTAATATCTTTCCCTGCATCTTCAAGAGGGATCATGTTTAGCGGAACAAAGCGTTTGTCACCATCGGGGCCGATTGGATTCCAGTTCTCTATTTCGGCGACCTGGTTAGGTGTAATCCCCCCGACTGCAAACAGTTTCTGATAAAATTCGCCTCTTGATTGAGCATCACCGCGCAATAGCCCTTCGGCATTGTGTTCCCAGAAGTATTCGCGGCGTTCATCAGGGGCCAGAAGGTTCATGTTGTATGACTGTTCAAGCCTGACAAGCCATGCCCGTAAGGTTTTCGTTACATAATCAATGGCAAACTGCTCCGCACTGGCATACGTTGACGCTTTATCGTATTCACCGTACATTTGAGGCGGTAAACGATAAATTCTTGTGCCTATATCAACATTTGAGTATTTCCGACTTTCCAGGAATTGCGCCTCGTCGTTAGGAATACCGACTTTCTCAAATTTCATGTTGTCCTCAAGCAGCATAAGCCTGTGTGCATTGCCGAGTCCGCCGTAAACCTCTGTTAATGCCTCTCTCATGGCAGCTTTGTCTTTCACCTGGTTAGGATGAGTTACAATCGCACTTGGGTGTGTGCCATTGCCGAAGTACAATTCTGCGTATTCCTCAAGCGCCATGCCAAGCCCTATGCACTGGCGGAAAAAAGCGATGGTTGAATAGCCTGTTATCCCATCAAAGCCAAGCCCCGGCGTATGTAATATAAGGCGTTTAGGCAGGACAACCGGAGAATCACCATTTGAAAGGGTTATTTTGTAAACAAGCTGCTTTTTATCATCCCGCTTTGGGGTCACACGGTTAGGTGTTATCGGCCACAGCTGCTCCACAACGTTTCGCCCCACAAGCCCGCGTCCGTAAACCTTCTCCGCATAACCGTTGCCCCATGACAAGATATGCTGCGCGTAGGACTCGCGGAAGGAAAAGGCCGTCATTTCAGGATTAGGCTGATCGTGCAAAAGTGTATACAGGGGATGGTCTACAGCGCGTTTTTTGCCGCCATTAGGCAGCCTCTTATATAAGTGCAGGGGCAAACTTGCTATGTCCTCTGCTATTACCTTGATACAACACCAGACAACAGCGAGTTGCATGGCGCTGAACTCCGACACCTTAGCCCCCGATCTCGTCTTGCCGCCTATGCCGCCATAGAAATATCCGCCCGGCGTATACCACTTGTCATCAAGCGCCGCCATTGCATTCCGTTTCTCAATAGTGGATAACAAGCCCATCATTTAACCCCTTTGCCGATGAAAAGCCCGATTGCCATCAATACCGCCCCCGTTACCGCATATCCAAGCCACGGACGCAACAAAAAAAGGCCATATCCCAGAAGGGCAAGGCCGCCAAAAACGAAAACATCCCGCATATCAAAGGCGTGTTGTGCCCTTGTTACCCAGGACTTTATGGTTGGGAATAATTTAA